TGCCCCCAGTACATCGGCTAGTGTTGGCTCAGGAGTGACTGCCTTTGTTGCTTTTGCCATGTTAGATACTCCAATGCTATAAATTTAACCTCAATGTGAGGTTGTAGCCGTTATTATGTTGTTAAGGTGCTAGTGTCGGAACGATGCCAGACCGTTCCTGATCGAACGCTGTCATTGTAGCATGCTAACTCGGAGGCAGTCATCCGCCAGCATGCTTAGGGGCAATAGGTCATTGTGCCTAATTGCTTGCACGTTCCAGCTTGACATAACTCGTAGGCAATTATGCCTAGGCCGAACGTGGGCAAGAATATAAATGTTGCTAACTCGCCCGCGTGTGGGGGTAAGCATGCCCGTAAACACGAGTGTGATAGATAGTTGCCGAGGAAACTACATTGGTATGTGACATGCGTCGGTAACAACCGTCGTCGCATACGAACGTTAGATACGAAGGTGCCATACGGGGGGACTTCCGCTTATGATATAATATACACCAAACAAAGAACCAATTCCCCGTATACAAAAATTTTATTTGGTAACTAGTCGAACATGTCGACCGACAGTTACTTACTGTAGGGCCTCCACTCGTAGGCATTGACAGGGCCGTACGGGTGTGGTATAATACTGGGTTATGGATGAAGGTACCGCTGTCGTTACCACAGATACTACTGAAATACTGACCCCGCCCCAGAAGTTTGACCTAGCCGCGTTGATACTACCATTTACTCCCAAGCAGAAGGAGTTCCTCGTCCTCGCGGCCTTGGGTGAGACGTACGAGACGTGTAAGGAGTTAACTGGTATATCGGCTAAGACATGGCAGAACTGGAGAGGTAAGGAGGACTTCAAAAGGGCCTTGGATAGGATACAGATGGAGGCGGGGTTGAGTACAGCCAATCAAGCCTCTCAATTATATTTGGGTGGGGTTAGTTTGAAGGTGTTGGACGACATCAAGGACATGGCGAGTAAGGACTGGAAGGACTGCAAGACGAGTTATGAATACACAGCCAAGCAGAAGTGTATGGATATTGTTCAGCGTAGTCAGGGGTGGTCGCCACCCGATACGAATACTAATGTTAATATTGGATGGACGGAAAATATCAATATGTTACTTCAAGGAGGAGGATAGACAGGATGTTTATACTGGAATGGTTGAGGTCATTGTTGTGTAGTGACGAGGCGTTGGTGGCTGAAAGAGAGGCCCATGAGTTGACTAAGGGCCAGTTGGTGAAATGTCAGGAACAGTTGCAGACGGCGGATAATGCATACAAGACGACGTTGGATGCGTTGCAGAGGGAGAGGCGCGAGAAGGCGCAGATCATGGACGAGTTGGCCGAGACGAAGGTGTTACTTGAGGAAAGGCAAGTACTGTTGGATGAGGCGTTGACGGCGTTGGAGAAATGTCAGAGTCAAGCAGTGGAGGAGCCTGACCTTGATATACTAGCGACAGCGACTAAGACGCAAGTGTGGCAAGCTCTGGCGGATCAGTTGGACGATGAGGGTATTGTGAGGTCGTTCATGAGCGATGAGCAGTATGGGCTGACATCTGTGGCTGAGATAGCCGGGTTCCTTGCCGAAGATAGGACGAACAAGTTCGAGTATGTGAACGACTTGTACGATTGTGATGACTTCTCGTACAGGCTTATGGGGAACCTGAGTGTTGGAAAGGCTGCCCGTCTCGCCCTTGGTATTATGTGGGTGGTCATGGGGGATGGGCAGGGTCATGCGTTGAACGTGTTTGTCGATGATAAGTTGACTGTCTGGTGTATAGAGCCTCAGACAGATCAGATATTTAAGAAGCCTGCGGACTGGCGGGTTAGTGTTATTATGATGTAGGAGGAGTCATGGCAAGAGGAAATGGTAAAGGTCTTGGGAGAAATACAGGTGGTTGTAGAAATGGAGGTCCGGGGTATGGACGAGGTGGTGGACGTGGTAATGGTCAAGGTAGAAAAGGGTAGGAGGTTGTCATGCCGGAATGGGCTCATCTAAGTCATAGGGAGATGTTGATCTTTACTGCTGGGCTGTTCACTATGTGGGGGCTCTTGTGGGTGTGGTCGAAGTGGATCGGTGATATTGTCAGGAGAGTATTTACTCTGTACAGAGGTTATTAGCTGGGGGTGTAATGGCAGGTTGGTTGACGACGGAACAGAAACTACTTCTCATGCCGAAGTTACTTAAGATTGTTAATAAGGCTGGAGACCTCATACCCCTACGGCCTAATTACTGTCAGCAGTACACACTTGAGAACGAGGGCGATAAGACGCAAATATTGAAGTATCGGCAGGGTGGATTGAGTACGATAAAGTTGGGGGATCAGTTCCTTGACTGTATAGTGCCGAATCCTAAGACGGGGCGGTCCAATATCACGGCTGTTATATTCAGTTATGATAACGAGAGTACACAGAGGTTGTTGGGGAAGGTCGAGACGATGTATGAGAATCTTCCAGACCCGAAGCCGTACATGGGAAGAGACAATACAAATTTGAAGACATTCCCTGAGTTGGGTAGTCGACTATACATTGGAACTGCTGGGGCTCGTGTGGCTGGACTGGGTGATACTGTTAATAGGGCGCACTTGAGCGAATTCGCCTACTGGTCTCCTACGAATGCGAGACGTATTAAGGAGGGGTTGGAGCAGGCTGTTCCCATGGGGGATAAGATAACGATAGAGAATACGGCCAACGGAGAGGGTGGGGAGTTCTACGACATGTGGCATGATCCTAACTGTCCATACAAGAAGATATTTCTCCCATGGTACTGGCATGAGGAGTATAGTCTAGGAAGGGATGATCCGAGGCTGGAGAACTTGCAGTACTTCACAATGAGGCCGGAAGATAAGGGTGAGTTGGAGTTCAGTCAGGAGGAGATCGAGTTGGTATCGGCCTTCGCGTTGACTGAGGATCAGATACGGTGGCGTCGTATGAAGGTCGCTGAGACGAAGGAGATGTTTCCTCAGTGGTACCCAGAGGACCCTGTGACGTGTTTCGTGGCGAGTGGGGGAAGTATATTCAGTGCGGATGTATTGAAGCATATGGCAAGATTCACATGTGAGCCTTTGAAGGCGGAGGACGGGTTGAAGAGGTGGGAGTTGCCTATGTTTGGCGAGAAGTACATTATTGGTGTTGATAGCGCTGATCCTGATCCGGCCAATCCGAAGACAGGGGGGGATTTCTGTGTGGCCGTTGTTGTGAGTTCTCGGTTTCGCCACGTAGCAACCCTTCGTGGTCAGTGGCCGCCTGTTGAGTTCGCGTACAGAGTTGCTAGACTGGCTGAGATGTACAACGGAGCCTACATAGTGCCGGAGAGGAATAGCATAGGTACTGCCGTCTGCGTGGCACTGGAGGAAGTTGAGAGATACCCGTACATATACAAGACGGGAGAACGTACGGGTTGGATAAGTAACAAGGCGACTAAGAGGCAGCTTGTGGGCGTGTTGGAGGATATTATTAATTCGTCCGTGTTGTACACGCGGGACAATGAGTTGCTTAGTGAGCTACGTATATTCAGGAAGATAGGAAACAAGTTCATGGCGAAGGAAGGTAGTCATGACGATTTGGTGATAGCGTTGGGGCTGTCTCTTCTCGGCATAGATGAGATACCAAGGGGGAGTATGAGTGTTGTTGGGAAGAAGAAAGCAAGTACGGGTTACGGTAGTAGGAGGAAGGCATGAATGAAAAACAAGTAGTGGATGCGGTCAGGTCATTGAAGGACTTCTGGATCAAGAGGACGCTTCGTATACAGGAGATGTATAGGTTGAGGAAGTTGACGGACGAGAACAAGGTCGAGGGGTATGAGAGTATAGTGGCGAATGACCCGAAGACGTTCTTCAACTTGGCCCAGTACATGATAAGTGCGTTGCCTGCCAAGCACAAACTCCCTATTAAGGCCGACAGTCCTGTCACTCAGGAGCAGAAGGGCAGGAGTGAAAGAGGTCTTATAAGCTCTTGGAAGAATCAGGACATTAAGATGTTTCGACAAGGACGACGGCCTTGGCGGTGGGAATTAGCGGACCACATACTTATCAGTGGGTGGTATGCTATATATGCGGGTGTCTTCGAGGACGGGGAAGGTAATCTCGACTTCGTGGCCGACATACTGAATCCCATGGGCGTGTATCAGGAGTTCGGTGAGGACGGGCTGCTCCAGTGTTCTATTGAGTACAAAAGGAGTATTACGACTGTTAAGAAGATGGTACAGAGTCGTATTGACGATGGGGATGAAGGATGGGTGATGCCTCCGTTTCTGGCTAATCACTCCGACAACATCTACGGCGGGGACATTACAATGGAGTCGTACTGGGTTGTAGAAGGCGGGAAAGTCAAGAACAGTATACTGGCAAATGGGACTACGTGTCTTGGTCTTACTGAGATACCGAATGTTGACCGCATACCTATTATTACAGGGCCAACTGGAGGTGAGGCGAGTTGGGGTGGTTGGGGTGATGGTGACGACGGTTGGAAAGCGAGGATAGGACAAAGTATTCTGGAGCCGAACGCTGAGATGTATAAGCATCAGAGTAAGATGTTGACGAAGTTGGCTAAGATAGTTGACAGACACGCGGAGCCTCCTATGGTCGATGAGAATGCTGCTGGTGATGCGCTTCTGGGTTCTGAGGACGTTGAGGACGGGAAGATTATACACAGGCGGACGGGCGATAAAGTGTACCCCGTGGAAACGAGGACTACGCCTGATCTGTACAATTATCAGGCCATGATAGAGCAGAAGGTACAACAGGGGTCTGTACCGTACACGCTGTATGGGGCTGTACCGCCTGCGCTAGACCTGTCCGGGTTTGCTATAGGTCTTCTTATGACAGCGGCCCAGAACATCGTAGGGCCTTACCATGTAGGTGTCACGAACGTCATGGGGGAGGTTGATCGTATATGGTTAGAGGGATTCAAGGCCAGTAAGAAAACTATACAGATATCGGGTAGGTCTCGACCGAGTGACTCTGGCAGTGTGTTCATTGAGGACTGGAGTTACGAGGATGTTCCTGATAGTCTGTATGTGGACGTGACTGTGCCGTTGGCGACTCCGAGTGACCTCCTTGAACGTGTGACTATTGCTAGACAGGCAAAACCTATGGGGGATCTGTTGGACGAGATAACGATACTTGAAGAGATTATTAATGTGGACGATCCTAAACTGGTCAAGGACAGACTAGATGCTCAGGCGTTCGCTCAGATGCCGGAAGTTCAAATGTTGAAGATGGTTGTTGAGGCCAAGAAGAAGGAAGCTCAGTTCCGTGAGGCTGACAACTCTGCATACGCAGATATCATGGCCGCCTTCGCCGAACGTGTCATGGCGACGCTGGGTGGTAAGGCTCCTCAAGGGCAGGCTCCCGCACCACGACCGGGTATACCGCCTCAAGTCGGTGGAACTGAGATGGCGCAAGGGGCTGTCACTGGAGAACAAATGGAGTTACTACAGAGAGGGGGTGGTAGCGTTGGGCCAGCGTAAAGCAACTGCGAGACAGACAAAGAGACGTAAGAAGAAGGCGATGAGGAGACGGAGAGGTAATAAAGGAAAGGGGTAGGTCATGGCGGATAAGGATGGTATAAAGACATTAGACTATTTGTTTAATAAGCAGGTGGGTAATTGGGGAGAAACTGAGTGGTTGGCCTATCAGGAAATGCTGTTTCGTTGTGATGCCTACGCACCTGCTGTGTTCAATAAGTATACACATCCTCTACGTCGAATGGGGGGGTTCTTCATTGTGCCTGAGGAGGACATTGGAAGAACTGCTCCGTTTACTGGTCAGCCTATACCGCCTGAATATGAAAGACTTGATGTACCTGTGACTGAGGCTAAGAAGAATTTTGAGGCTTGGGCGAAGGGGCCTATTGTTGATCCTGAGACTGATATGGCTGAATATATGCCCGGTGTCTTTGTTGACTTGAGTCGGTATGAAGTATCCCCTGTTGTTGGTATGGGGGAGTGGAGACAGAAGGCTACTCATCAGTTGTCTAATGCTATCAGTTGGAAGACTGTTCAGAGGTCTTTGAGTGATATGGCTATGCTGGCTGAAGAGGTTTATCAGGAGAGCGTTAATCCTGAGAGGACAGCTGAGGAACAGGCTGAAGCTCAGAAACTACACAACTCGTTGAATAATGTTGCAAGAGTACATAGACTTGTTGAGGGGACTGATATTCCGCTGGCTCGTGTCGGTGAGGCTATGGCTTCTGCCGGGGGCGTGTCGTTCAAGGATTACATTAACGGTGTTGGTCTTGAAGGGGATGACTTAGATAATTGGGAACAGGCAATGACAGACATAAAGGAAGCAAGAGATAAAGGCTGGGTGACTACGCCATTTGAAGAATTAATGCTTGCATATAGGTGGTATCAAGGCATTGAGGACGAGGACGAATACAATAGTGTTGTCAATAGCATTGGGTATTCGCTAGTCCTTCTCCAGCAGGGGGTTCCATTCGATGCCACGTCCGACGAGAACATTCTTATCAAGGACCTTATGGAAGTCATCATGGATGAGACACTTCCGTACAGAAACTCCCCTGAGATACAGGCGTACTTCA